GCATTAAATTGTGCTGCAGCGTTTGTGGCAGCTTGGTCTGTAAACATAGCTTGCACACGTTGTTGCGCACGGAACAATTCAGTCTGCTGTAAATTAGATAAATTAGCCATGTCAACTTGCAAAAAGTTTTGTGCGTTTTGTACTGCAGCCTGTTGACGATTATTAAGATTAGCTGTATCTAGCTGTGCTAGTGCAGCAGCTTCAGCCATTACAAGAGCCTGTGCATTAGACAGGTTTTGTAGATTCATCGTATTAGCTATACGAGAGTTCTCTAGTTGAACCTGTTGCTCTGCTGTAAAGTTCTGATTAGCTATATCACTAATCTTGGCAGCATTCATTACCTTCATTTGGAAGGCTTGATCAAACTCCATGCCCACAAACTTGGCACGTTGCTCTGCAGCCAGCATAGCAGATTGTTGCCTGTTAGATAAGTTCTGTGACTCAAACTGTGCAATGGTCTTTGCATCTGCCATTGCAATAGGCATTGCAGACTCCATAGCAGCCTGTACAACGGCCTGTCCAGCTACAGATGATGCACCTAGCCCTCGTGCAGCCATAGCCGATGTAGCGGCTCTCATGGCTCCTGCAGCCCATGCTGGTGTAGCACCGCCAGCAAAGTCTTGCATTAATCCGTCAAGCTGTGTAGCCACCATAGTCTGTGCTGATGGATTAGCAGTAGCAGCAGCAGCTTGTGTTTGTGCTGTTACTGCAGCAGCCTTTGCTGCGTCAACTCCTGTGCCACTAATAAGTTCACCGTTTTGTATCTGTCTTTGCACAGGATTGTTTATAAGAATTTCGTTGCCCTGCGCAGCTTGCAAATTACCTACAGAACTTTGTGTTTGTTGCGCTGCTGTTATTTGTAAATTTGGATTGTTTGGGTCGGACTGTGCGGCTTGTGTGGCTGAAACAACAGCATCTACATCAGCAGCAGCAGTATCTGCTTGGAATGTATTAGCACCTGTCTGCGTAGGCATTGTTGCCGTAGTAGTGCCTGCTGTAGCTGTAGGCACCTGCACACTGCCTGTAACTGTTCCTGTACCTTGTGCAACTTCTTGGCTTGCGTCAGTAGGGGTTAATACTGCTTGCGTTATGCCGCCTTCAGGTACAGCGGGGTCCATAGCTTGTTGAACGCTATACTCTTGTATATTTTGTGGCTGGGTAGTACCACCTGTCTGCATCTTAACCACACCACCTTTAGCCATCTGCATAGCTTTGTTTGTATAGTCATTCATCTTTTGCTGGCGCATTGGATCTTGTGCAAGGAAACTTTGGAACCCTTGCATATTACCTTGATAGCCCATAGACCGTGCTATCTTTTCCATGCCACTAGGCTTAAACGCTTTAAACATTGCCATTGTTTAGTCCTTTTGTAATGCTCTATCTAATTTATCTTCGACACGGTGCAACGCTTCTATAACACGTAGCATATCTTCACGTAGTTCATTCTTGGTTGCATACTCTTCACGTGTCCTGTTTAATAATATGTCTATGCGTTTTACTTCTGCCATCATTGACCTGAACATCCAGAACGCAGGTGCTATGACCAGCGTAAGAATAATATTCCAAAACATAATGCTAGATACTTCCATGCTTAAATCTCTTTAGGCCAATCATTAATTTTTGCAATAGTTTTTACTGTACCATCTGAATTAAGCACATCTTCAAACAACGCTATAAATGCTGTTAAGTTTGCTGCGTCATTTAAAGCCGTTTCTATCTCTGCACATTTAGTACGAACTGCATCTCTATACGTAGTTACTGAACTAGGGATGGCTGTAGACTTTTCTGCTTTACGAGTAACATACCAGTCATGTATTGATAGTTTAGCATTTGCTGTTTCTTTTGTTTGCGCTACCCATACAGATTTAAGGCCAAGAGTAACCTGCTGTTTTCCAGTTATGGGATCAATAATAGCATTACCATCATCGTCCACTATATTTACATCTGTAAGACTTTTTGGAATTAAGGTGCCATCAGATTGTCTACCGTAATAAAAACGACTATCATATGGTGCTTGACTTGCAGGATCATCTTCCCAAACTATATTATATTTAGTTTTCCATGCGTTGTCATACCTCATCCATAAAGCAGAATGCAACGTACCATTAGTATCCGTCCATGCTTTACCGGGTTTCAGTATTTTGTGGTTATGTTTCCACGGCATTCTATATTCTCCTATCGTGCATTAGCAAATTTAAATGGGGCTTCGGCAAAAGCGAGGTAAATGAAGTTGCCGCCTGAAGCGTTCATAAGGCTGTTTTGATGTCTTAACTTAAAGCCATTAGACACAAAATCAATCAAGGTTGTGTCAGTGTATTCGGCTGAAGTTGCATTAGTACCAATCATTTGATGCGTAACATTATGTGTATCTCTTTTACTATCCCTCATTAGCCAACCATCTGCTGAATCTGTGCGTTTCAACATAAGCCACGCTGGTCTAAATCCTGTATAAATGAATGGGCCGTCTGCGTTAAAATTTCCTGTATATGAGCCGACCTTGCTGAAGCCTTCAACGCTGTGGAAACAGTAGGCTATAAAATTACTGCCGCTATTATTGCAGTTTGCAACATTGTTAGCACCACTATAACCAGCTACAAAGTCAATTACATTTGCATTGCCCAAACCAATGCCGCCTTCAGCATAGTTTGTGTTTACATCTGATTCTGCGCTGGTAAGGTGTAGAAAAATATTATAATCAGATGCAGTTAAGTCTTTGTGATTAACGTGCCAATAATTAGCACCTGCTGACGTTCTAGCTTTGCAAATTACCATATCAGGTTTTTGAGTTAGGCCGTGTCCAACACTGTTCGACCCAACACCAGTTCCCGTCCAAGACACAATGCTAAACCCTGCATCCTGACTAGCTGACACAACAGACTGTATAGAACCTTTTAAATTAGTAGACCCGTGCGTTTCTGTGGTGTTAGCCTGTCCACCCATACCGCTATGTGATGAACAATAGTAGTATAAAGTTGGCGCACCATGTGCAACTGTTATAACAGTTTTTGCGCCAGATGAACCCGGTGTTCCTGAAGTTGTTACACCTGTTGTGTACTCTGAACCGCTGTTATGTGTTCCATCAGACGTTGTAGAAAACCGAAGTGGGTGTGTGGCATTACTGCTGTCTGATTGGTCAAATGTATATGTGCCGCCTTCTTGTAAACTTAATGTTATTGCACTTGTTCCAAAATCGTCAAACCTGTATTTGTTACCGCTATCAGATACAACTTTTACTTCGTATGTTTGTGTAGGAGAAATGCCACTTGCTTTCCAGTTCCATGCTACATAAGTATCAGTAGAACCATTAACATCTCCATTTGAACCTACAGTAAAACCTTGATTGCCAAAAGATAATAAACTATCTGCGTCCGTTGCTTCTACATCACCAGTGTTAGCATGAAGATTTTTTGTAACACCTCTAACTGTGTCAAAAAGGTAATGATTTGTTGTACCACTTCTTTCTTTAATCCATACAAAGTCGGGTGATTCTATACCTGCTTTTGGAATGTTGTCATCCATTAATGCTAAAAACCCGGTTGGCGGTGTGTCATAGAACTTACCTACACCGTTACCGTCTGCCGCCTCTGCACTGCCGCTAGTTTTTAACCCATTAAAAGTATCATCTTGTCCAAAGTTGGCAATATGAAAACAGTTACCAGACCCAATACCACCCTCAGATGCTATTGCAAATCTGAAAGGGCCAGTAACACCACTAAAAGCAGGAACCCCAGAATTTTGCACTGTGCCATTTTTAGTAAAAGAAATTTCCCCTTTGTCTGCGTCAATCATAACACCAACAATGTCACTTGAACCATCTGCGGCAACTGTATAACTATCTCCGTAAGATGTGTACGAGTTATTGTTTACTTTACGTCCATCAAAGTAATATGCGTAAGTGTAAGTATCTTGTCCTAAATATTTGTTTGAGCCGGGAATTGTATCTCCAGCAATTATACCTACACCACTGTTTCCTACATCTAAATAAAACTCAGCATAAAACTTACCCGTTGTCATAACTAAATTTGAATAGGCTTGTCCAAAACCAGTGCTTGTCCTTTCTGCTTTTAAGTTGCCTTCAGTTATAGTCACCTGACTGCCAGATAGACGATTAGGATCAAAAGTGGCAAAGTTTTGTGTAGGGCTATCAATAACCTGATCTGTAGCAACTAAAGTAGGTGAGCCACCCCCACTAATAGTAAAATCATTTGTTGTGCTTCTATCACTTGTTTGATAATCATATCCTAAGTAAGAAGAGTTTTGAAAAGTTAACCTAAATCCGTTAGTGCCGTATGTTAAACCTGATATGGTTTTTGGTATCCAGTAACCGTTTGCACCTACTTGACCAAATTCTGTTGGATCAACTATACTACCATCAATTACATTCATTTCAGCAAGGTAGCCATCAAAGTGATAGTCACCATCAGTGTCATCACCAATATAAGTAGTAACACCATTACGCAATAACATGGTGGCTGTATCATCCGGCACAAATGATCCACTGGTTGTTCCAGATATTAATTCTCCATTTACATAGACCTTATGTATGTTTGCGCCAGTTTGGTCTTGACTATCCGCTTGAGCAACAATGTGATACCAAGCTGATATATCTTTAAATTCTCTATCACTTGTAAAGCTGGTATATCCCGTATTGTATGCATTCCATGTTATTTTGTCATTTGAATCAAACTGTAAAAAAGCACTACTACCACTTTTTGCAAATATAATATTTGTTCTAGCACCTAGACTAGCACGTTTGACCCATACAGATATTGTCATTTTCTTAGTATTAGTCTGTGTGCCAAAATCGCTTTTTGATAATGCTGGCTCATCATCAGGCTCAAATTTAAGACTATTAGCAATAGTTATGGTATCTACTGGATGCCGTGCGCCATCTGCCCCAATGTGTTGTTCTGCGCCATTACCTGAATAAAGCATAGTTTCAAAAAAATCGTCAGCTTGATTATTTTGTCCGGGGCCGATTGTTGGGTCTGCTATATTAGATGTTTTAATTTCTTTGTATGAAGCAGCACCGTGATCCCAAAGATTCCTGTCAACTCTAATTTTATGACCGCCAGTTACGTTGTAACCGTTGCCACTAAAAATTGTCCAGTCCGTTCCCGTTAGACCAGAAGCATAATGACCAGTACCTGCACTTGGGTCGGCTGAATTAAACCAAGTTCCGTTTCTGCCAATATAAAATTTACCATCTTTAATCAAATACATCCAAACATCATTAGCGGAACCAGCCACACCTAAAGTTGCTGTTTCTACACCATCAAGGTAATACCAAAATTGGTTACTGCCACCAGCACCTCTTCTATAAACGCCCCACCAACCAGACCTGTCACTATCTCCCGGAACTCCACCGTACTGATTTTTTGAATCTGTAAAATTCATCATACCATGTGTACAACCACCACCCGGAGTACCTGTGTGAGTTACTTCAAAGTAATACCCGTCTGTGTCTGTAGCATCAAAAGTAACAGTTCCTGCATATCCAGAACTATTGCCTCTTTCTTCTAATCCACCTTCACGCACATCATTACCTGATGCATTTGTATATCTATTTACTGCTGATAATACAGCCATATTATTAGTTGGGCTGTCTGGTACGACATCGCTTGCGACTAGGTTACTTGCAGTAAAATCAATATTGTTTGAACCTGAATCATTGCCAATATCTGAATTATCGTCAAATTTAAGATAGAACCCTGCGTTGCCCAGTGTTAGACCTGATACATCTTTTGGAGTCCAAACTCCACCTACAGTTTCTCCGAAATCACTAATTAAAACATCTTGACCATCAATAGAAATAAATTCAGCTATATATCCAGCCAGATCAGTTGTATCATTAGGATTACCAATTTTCATGGTGCTTCCTGTATGCCAAGTTATTTGAGTGTCTGCTCCGGGGTAACTGTTTAAAGTCTGTAGCCGACCATTGATGTAAAATTTTGCTCTTTCGGACGCACTATCTTTTGTGGTGTCAATGATCAAGGCGAGGTGATACCATGCACTCGTATCCCTAAAAAGACGCCCACCATCAGTAACAGTAGACTGCCACCCACCAGCATTATTATCATAAATGTAAATAGTATTATCCGCAAAAAATTGGAGCATAAGCCCAGCAGCACTTGCCCAAAATACAGTATTGACCTCTGTTCCAATTGTTGATCGTTTTACCCAACAACTTATTGCAACTTTTTTTCTGTTAGTTGCTGTCGGAGATGCAGAAGATATTGTGAGGTGTCCACCAGATGAGTCATCTAGTTTAAGGGACTGACTAATAGTGTGACTAAATACAGCACCACCAGCTAATGAGCCACCCGGCGCACCTGCACCGCCTAGTCCACCACCTGTTCCTTGAATAAGACTCATTTATGCTCCTTGAGAGGTTAATGCGCCAGACACAGATACTAAAACATCAGATGTTCCTGATGTGCCTACAGCATAGTATGAAAGATTATATGTTCCTGCCGTATTTAATGCTGTTAAAGCGGAAGAATTAATTGCAACTACAGCGTTAGCAGTTATAGCATGTCCAGAACCAACAACTAATTTTATGTTACCAGATTGACCTGCTGCAATATTTGAAAAAGTTAATTCTGTATTACCCGCAGTTGTGCAACTAAAATTGTTATTGGCTGATAAATCAAAGCTACCATCATTCTCTGCAGTTATACTAGCACTTGTTGCTCTTCCTGTTACCTGCACACCTGCTGCAACAGTTTCAAATCTTTTAGTATCGTTGTGATATAATTCTACAGCACCACCATCGACAAATTTTGCCATCTCGTGACCATCAGCACCATCAATGTTTAGTGTGCCAAGAGCAGTAATATGTCCGTCTGTACCATCCCAGTATATTGATATGTCATCACCGTCACCAAATCGTATGCGGTCATCTGTCGCTCCACCACTGTCACCTAACTCAATGTTATTGCCATTAGTAGTTAAAGCACTAGCTAAGTTACCGCCGATAGATGGTGCCGGAATAGCTTCAAGCTGTATTGTATCACCACTGCTATCATATGTCAAGACATGATTGTCAGTTTTAGTTGCGTCTGCATCAAATGTAAGGTTGCCTATAACTACATTGCCTGTACCATTAGGTGCAACTGTTATTGTCCCATTAGCAGCATCAGCTATCGTTATACTTCCAGAGTTTGTTCCTGCATTTGTATTTAATATTAGGTCGCCCGTGCCGTTGGTTGTAATAGTTGCGTTAGCATTGCTATCACCAACACGAACCGTGTCAGCATCTAACTGCACATCTCCTGTTCCGTCTGGTGTTAACGCAATGTTACCATTAGTGTCAGTGGATGTAATTGAGTTACCGTCTATTGTAATATTGTCAACTACAACTGAAGTAAACGTACCAGCAGCAGCAGAGTTTGCACCGATTATTGCACCATCAATAGCACCGCCATCAATATCAACTTTTGATATATCAACTTCACCTGTGCCATCAGGTGTAATAGCAATGTTACCATTAGACCCGTCAGCTATAGTAATTACACCAGAGTTTGTACCACTGTTTGTATTTATAGTTAAGTCACCAGTGCCGTTTGTAGTTACTGTAACATTTGCACCTGAACCACCTAGCTGTATTACACCGTCCGACTTAATACGCATACGTTCTACCGCAGCGTCTGATGTATTTGTTTTAAATACAAGTGCCGTTGAGTTAACACTGGATGAAAATGTAGCTTCTGCTAGTGCTTCAATAGCTGCACCATCCAATAAAGCATCTGTTCCTGCTGCCTCGTTGGGTGCATTAAATGTAATCTTACCTATTACATCTGCAGCTTCAACGGAAGTGTGTCCTGTTTGTAGATTAAGGTTAAAACCGTTTGCAGCTTTTGCTTGTATACCTGCGTTGTGTTCGTGTGTAAGCGTCACTTCGCTATCTGCGCCAAGAGATAATATGGCACTATCTGACAACAATTTAATATCATCGCCAAATACAGCGTCTTTAACAACAGACAAACCACCGTCAGTTTGAAGTGAACCATCAGTTGTGCTTGTTGCATCAGTCGTATCATCAGTTTTTAGAATGCCACTAAATGTTCCTGCTGCACCATTCAACTGTTGTGTAAGAGTAAGCTGTCCATTAGCGGCAATTGTAATTGCATCAACATCGCTTGTGGAACCAATAGTTTTTCCATCACCTATTATTATATCATCAGTAAAGGTTGCAATTCCAGTTATTGCTGCAGTGCCACTAATTTCTACGTTACCATTAATGTCAATTAGGGTTGAGTTTAACTCAATTTCAGAATCAGCGTTAATATCCAAATCACCATCAGCCGGAGAACCAATATTAATTGCGTTGTCACGGAACTGAACTACCATTGCATCGTTAAGTAGCAAGCCTGTATCTGCAACGTGAGTCAGAGTTACATCTGTGTCTGCCCCAAATCCAAGAACTGCAGCATCAGACTTTAGTGTTAAATCATCCCCAACAGTTGCATCAGCAGATATTTCCACTAAGGCAGTTGTTATTTCTACTTCTGTATCTGCATCAATATCTAACTGCCCATCTGTGCTAGAGTTTATACTTAATGCACTATCTCTAAACTGTATGGCTTTGTCTGTATCAACTAATAAAGTTTCACCAAGACCGTCAATATATGCTTTACCATTAAGATACATATCTTTAAACTGTAGTGCAGATGTACCTATATCTAAGGTGTTATCAGTCTTTGGTTTTACTTCTGTTGAACTAGCTACAAAATCTTGCACCGGACCAAGCACACTAACAGGCGCACCTTCACCTGCCGTGCCATCATGTGTGTGTCCACTGGTAGCATTAAAGGCTGACTCAATGGCATCGTATTCGCCATCAAAGTCAGCAGCGTTAATTACGTTACCGTCAGCAATGTTATTAGCTGTATCGTTTCTGGTATATCCTGTTCCCATAGTTTTACCTTCTTGCGTTAGTGGCGTATTCTACTGTTAATGCGTCAAGAGAAAATGGTGGTGCTTCTGTAGCTGAGTCAAATAAAAATGAAACTGCGAATCCAGAACCAACTACTTGACTTTCAAATAGCTTAACTAGCTTTGCACCATATGAAGTCGTACCAAATATTCCCGAACCAAAAAATCCTACAGTGCCTTGCACGTTTTGAATATTAATAGGTGCTGGTTGTATAGTACCCGCTTCGTCAAAGTCTAGCTTTAAACTTAAATCAAATGCCACGCTTCCTTGCGGATCAGTGTACAAAAATATCTTATAAAAAGTTTTTCGTACTCGTGGGTCTTCAATTGGAATAAATGGTGTAGCAAATGAGATTGTAATAGGTGTACCATCAAAGTCGCTACCCGATTCCATTTGATATAGGTAGCCATCGTTATTCGCAAACAGCACAACCTCATTATTTAAGTGGTAGTTACTGTCTGCCACAAATGCTCGTATGCCTCTTGTTTCTGCATACTGCATATTTGCACCACCCTGCTCTGCAAACTGTGTGGCAATAATGCCTTGAGCATTTTCTTGTGTAATATTGTTGTTATAGCCAAACAATCTATATTGTGATTTTTCTCTAATAACGCAGCTTGCAAAATTTGTATTAGCAGAAATAAGTGTAACTAAATCATCCTGTATAGCTTTTGATACAACACCAAGTCCAAAGTCACCTATTCTATCTGTTGCACTTAATAGACGCAAACCGTCAGGTGCTAAGAACATAACGTCACCACCAACTTCTTGTATAGTGTCGCTTTCAATACAACCAATGTCGTTAGTTACTGGTTGCAGCGTAAAGTCTGCTATGGTGTTACCTACTAATCTTTGTATGGATACTTCTGTAAAGATAATTAGTTGGTCACGAAATACTTCCAAGCCCGTAATTGGTGAGCCTATATTTATAGAACCTGCACCATTTGCTACAGAAAAATCATTGTCAGTATACGGCGCAGTAAAGTTAAGTATTGTTCCTTTGCCAAAGAATAAAGCATTCTTAAAGTTAGATATAAACGATGCGCCTTTTACATCTGCGGGTGCATCATTTAATGCAGTAAATACGCTAGTGTCGTATGTTGCAGGAGCATTTGCCCCGTCTACCAATGCAATTTTTTGTGTACCGTTAAAGTTATACTTTGCAAATCTAGTTCTACTTGCACCCTCTCTGCTCGTAGATATAAATGTTAATGCAGCATTGTCAGCAGGGCTTGATGCAAGTGCGGGGTCAATACTTAAAGTAGCACCACCAGAAGACACGGTTGCGGTAGCTGTTACTGTGTAAATTTTTTCAACACCAGCAATTGTAAATTGATCTTGTGCTTGCGGTGCTGAAGTTAAACCATCTACAACAAGGGATGAACCTGTTTGACTTGCTCCATTTACTAAAGCTGTTCCATAGTTAGGAACATTTATTTTTGTAAATCCTACCCCTGTTGATCTAAATATATCATCATTTTTTGCAATGATGGCTGAACTTTCCCAGCTTGCAACGCCAAGTGCTAAATAGTTTAGCGTTGTAGAAACAAACGTAACATCGTCTTGGTCTGACGGATTATGTACCATCGTTTGTGATAATGTTAATGTTGCTCTGTTTGTTGCTGCCGCAAAAGAAACACCGCCTGCAGCTATTGTATATCTAAAACTAAGAACCGCATCATCAGCAGGCGTAGCAGCTAGTGTAGGTGTTATTGTTAAAGTAGAGTCTGTTCCTACTAAAGCAGTAGCACTACTAACTGTGTAAACTGTAGAGTCACCTGCTATGGTAAACTTATCATTAGCAGAAGGCGCAACATCTAACCCATCTACAGTTAATGATGTACCTGATTGAGATGCACCGTCTACCGCACCACCTGCAAATGATAACACATCTCCAGCTACAGGTGTCTGATGTATATTAGCTATTACAAGACTTGTTCCACTCTGACTTGCACCGTGTACCTTTGGCGCACCGTATGGTGGTATTAAGTCGCTGTCATACTTATCATAACCCTCGATTCTACGATAGCCACCTTCAACAGATGGTTCAAAGTTACGTAGTATTCTTGCACTACCCGGTGCGTTGATACCTTGCTGCAAAGGCGAGAGGTTACTTATAAGTCCACCACGAAACTCAACGGCGTAGGTTTTCCATGCGTCAGCCATAAATTACCCCTATGTTACCGATGAATATCCGTACCTAAGACCACCACCTGTGTTTTGCGGAATCATATAAGAACGCACATATCGTGTACGATTAATCAACATTGAACGCATATACTTAATGCCTTCATCAAACTTTTCTTTCATTACCAATGCATCTTGCGTATTGCCTCTAAACAGATATGCATAGTGCATTGCACCGTCTACAATCACATGAGCAAATCTGTCTGGTATTACTATTGTGTCACCATGTGCAGACAAGTCTGATGAAAAGTTAAAGTACTCAAACACTAATATGTATGCTTTGTCTGGTTCTGGTGTAAGTATAAATTCAAGAGAAGGAGCGTGTATGACACGAGTTGGTACACCTTGAAAACTAGTGCTATTATATTCTTGTGCCACAAATTTATCTAGGTATTCTTCGTAAGTCATAGGCAATATACGTGTCGTAGAATTACCTAATGAACTACTTTCTTTAATTCTAAAAGTATCAAAGTTAATTACTTTACAGTCAGTAGGAAAAGAATAACGGCTAGTGTTAGCCGTTAATGTAGTTGTTTGAGTATTATGATTAAAAGGCCACTCAAATTCAGATTGATTTATATATCTAATAGATGCGTTAACTGCGTCCTTTGCATGTGCATAAAAACCTGTTGCACTCGCAAAGTTTGTAGAAGTTAGTTCAACTTCATTCAAACGCCGATTTACTTGATTAACTAATTGTAAAAATGTTGTAGCCATTTACGTTTCCTTAAACAAAGCGAGGGGGCAGGTTGCCCCGCCCCGTCACATATTTAGTTAGGCTTGGTCACGGCTAACTTCGTTAGCAACCAAATCGCCCGGATCATCTACATCCATGCAGACAGCAAACATACGGACTTTACCACCCGTTGTTGTACCTGTCATTGCTTGGATTTCGATGTCAATGGTGTCAGAAGTGCCACCGATAAGAACAGGAGTTTGACCTGCCTTAAAAGCGTAGTCACCTACTGATGCTCCGTCAAAGTCGAAACCATCAACAAAGTTATCCAAGTCACCGCCAGTAATACCGAAGTCAAAATCTGTGTCGGTTGAAGTACCAGCATGTGCTGCAGTAACTTCAAGACCAGCACACATAATAAGTGTATTAGCTGGAATGGTCAAACCCGGAATAACGTCATTAGCAGCAAGAGCAGTGCCTTTATCACTAGCAGCAGTTTCAAAATTTAACTCTGCTGAAATCAGATAAGGCTGTCGCCCACGTGCTGTGTTTCCACGTGCTACGGAAGTAGTATTATCACCTAGTGCCATAATTCAATCTCCCTTTAGCGTACGTTATAAATGGCGTTAACAAGAGCCTCTGGACGGAGAATCTTGCGACCATACAAATGCATTCCCCGAACAATATCGGCGAAGCTATCTGGGTCACGATAAGTTTCGGTCTTGTTAATCTGCTCTGCAGTTGCAACAGCAGAAGAGTGACCTGCAACAATCACGCCGTAGTTAGTAGCATTAGACGCTGCTTCTGTAGCAGGACCAGTACCAACTGATGGCAGGTTGTTTGAAACGTGGATTGTGAACCCATGAATGGTTCCGGCAATTTGACCATTTTGCAAACCGCCACCGCCGAAGTCAGCGTTAAACAAACGTGAATCTTCGTCTTTTAGCAACTCTGCAAAAACAGGGTCAATAACCAACCAACGACCATTAGTATCAACATTTTGCTGATCTAATTTACGGCCCATACGAGCAATCAATGAAAGCGGATTAGCTTCACCAGCAGTGGTTGGAGAAGCAGTTGCACCACCCACACGTGGGGTTAGAGCAATTGACTGTCCACCTGTACCAGCGTTAAAGTCACTTCCATCTAGCTTCATGCTTGCAAGCAGTTCGTCTGAACCAGCAGTGCTTACAGCTTTTGAACCGTTAACAACGTCATTAGCTGTGTCAGCATTGCTATGGAGAGCAGATTGCTTGAAGCCTGACAAGTAGCCAAGAACGTCTTGGTCAAACTGGTCAGCAAGGCGATACGCAGCACGATCACTTGCCAAAGATTGGAAGTTAACGTGTGAGTGCGCCTCTTCAATGTCATCAACCTTGAAAGCAAAGTAGTTAGCTTTGTCAATCGTTAGGTTGAAATCTTCATCGTCAAGGTCTTGCGGCGTGATAGTAGTACCACGGGCATATGCCTTAACGGTGATTTCGGGTTCCTTGATAATCTTAACGGAATCCCCCATTTGTGCAATCTCACCAAAGTAGTCGTTATTGGTGATTGCCTCACAAACAGCGGCCTTGCGGAAAGCAAGTTGCACCTGTTTGGAGTAAATTACGGGAGAAAAATTACCGTTAGGAAGATTACCATAACCACTAGCAGTAGTAAATGCCATGTTGAAATCTCCTAATTTAGCATTTCACAGATGCAAACTAAACAGACTAATCAGGGGCTGATTCGTTTGGGTGCGTATTCTAGCAGGATGGCCTTCCCACTATTCAACGGGCCACACTCGTCAGGTAAACCGTAAGACTTGTGTTGTTTGCGGATAACAGTGTAACAATATTGCGCAATAAAGTTACACTATTCTGACTATAGTTATATACATAAATAACTATTTGTCAATACTTTTTTCTTTCGGCACTTCAAGAAAATTCATATTCATGCTGAAAGACCTACGCTCACCCTTTGTGTAAAAAGGATATACGCAGTGAAACAGTTGTGACGGGAATACATAAAAGTCACCTACCTGTGGTTTTACTATAAAGTTTGTGCAGGTATAGCCAGAGGCTGTGCCATTTGCAAACTGTATATGCCCATTAGATGGGTGATGATCTTTGTAGTCTTCTTCCCATTCTTCCTCTATTCCATCAGGAAGTTTTAAATAACCCACACAAGATAATCTAGCACCTGTGTGAATATGTAATGGATTATATTCATTTTCAAACTGACGTACAAACCAACCTGAAACTATTTGCAGTGCGTAGTTATTATTTTCTGTATCAAGTGATTTAGCACCCATAGAGTTTCTATGCTCTGTGTAGTTTTGATATTTTCCTACAAACTGACCTAAACCCTTTTGAGCGATTAGTTTTATTTCATCGTCAAAAGCTAACTCTTCTGATACTTTGCCAACTAACATATCAGAGTAGTCGCCAAGTTTGTCCGACATTTTACTATTTAGTTTTTCAACCAACTCATCTGGCATACGATAATATCCCATCGTTGGACCAAATGGAGCAAATAGTTCCATGTCTTTTTTTGGTTTATATATGATGCTCATCTGGCAGAGCCACTTACATCGTATATAAATTTACCACTACGGATAGCTTCCATAATTTCGTCAGAGTTTTTTTCGTATTCTTGTGCAGACATTTTCTGTACTTGTGACTCTTTAAGATATGTAGTTGCCTCATTTTCTTGTGGCTTACTACGAGAGTTCTTTGTGTTTACAGACTTAGCTGCAGCTTTGTCTGACTTAGGTTTTTCTTTACCAATACCCATGTCAGCTTTGTACAAGTCAATGGCTCTAGCAGCAGAACGTGCATCATTGTCATTGTCATACAGCGCATCTTGTACCCACTTAGGCTGTTCTTCTGCCCAGTTATGGAACTCGTCACTGTCACGTATCTCACCGAAGTCAGGGTGTATACGCATTAGTTCTGCTTCAGCTTTTTCTTTTGAAGCACTAGACTGCAACTCATCAATTGCTTTCATACGTTCTTCAAGGGCAGTAGATTGCTCACGTGCCTTTTTCATAGCAATTGTTTCAACGATAGCTGCTACATCTGGATATTCTTCTGCCCATTTTTCTATGTCTTCGTCAGACTTAGGCAGCTTCATTTCTTTCTGTGCAGCTTGGCTAAGTTGAGATTTAAGGTTTTCAATCTCCTTCTTTAACTCTTCAGCCTGTTGTTGCTGGTGTCTACGCAGATCAGAGTAACGCTTTTTAAATGTTTTCTCTTCTGCGTTTGCGGGTTCAGCTTCTTGCTCTTCCGGCTGTTCTTCTGCTTCACCCTTTTGCTCCTTGAGCATTTGTTCTAGTTCTTCTTCTTCTTTCTTGCGTTTTTCTTCGTTAGTGTATTTACGATTTGCAAACGCAACTTTTTTTTCTGGCTTCATTTCTTCAGCCATAATAGCTTGTTCTGCCATTGTACTTCTCCTCGTTGGGGCCAACCGTAGCCACGCCGGGGTGGGGGATTAGGTAGCCAACATATTGTGAGGTTGTTTTACAAGCCCCTCACGCAGCTTGTTTAACCTTCATCCCCTGTTCCCAAGAAACCTTCAAAGGCTGCAGCTTTTTCTTCGGCAGTAGTACTGGGATCAGACAATGCATTTTCCATCGCATCTTTAGCATCCGCCATTCTGCTTATATCTTCATACCCACCGCCTATGTAGCCTGTAGCGTCATTTCCTTGACCTCTACTTATATTATCTTCTTTTATCGCATCTGCTACAGAGCCTCCATAAACATTTGCTTCATGTTTATTTTGTATATCTTCTTTTGATTGTCCTGTAGCTTTTGCTATTGCATCTAATACCCCTTTATGCTTAGACTTACCAAAACCGAGGAAACCCCCAGTTTCTTCAATGGTTTCTAAATCTATATCATAAGCCGCTGCAAGTTCTTCTACACCTTTTGTAGACTTTGAAGCGTCTTCAATAAAATCTTCCATAGTTTTATTTCCATATGGATTTTTAGATACACCATATTTACTTATTAATTGGCCTGCTACAGCAGCGTTTGCTGTGGCACGTGACAATATACCGTCAGATAAACCTCCCATATAACCATCTTTTTTAGCTTGATTAAATGCGGTGCCGCTTATAACAGTTGTAACACCATCTATAGAAATACCAAGTTTAGCATCAGAAGGATAGCCTTCTTTTGCATTTGAAAGAGTTGCTGCAACTACCCCCGGCGCACCCGGAATTTGGGACGGCATGTCTAGCACAGAAAAGTCAACCATTGTTATAGAGTCTGGGTCTTTTAAACCGGGATTATTTGGATCAGGTTTTCCACCCCAACCAAGTTGTGTTTGTGTTGAAGCAGGTTCTTCTCTTCCAGTATTATCTACTACCTGTGTTGTTTCTACTCGTTGCTGCGTAGGAGTAGTTTCAGTTTTTACTTCTTCTGTAAGCCCCATATCTGTTGGACTTACTTTTGTACCCGGATTAGCTGGATCTTCAAAGCTACCATCAGGAAACTTTTTAAGAACTTTAGCCTGACCATTTTCATCATAGAATGTTACCATTGTAAAATCTACACCCGGAATGTTTTGACCTATAAAGTCACTAAACGTAGGAACAACTGGATCTATAGCAGTTTTAGGTGTGACTGCACCCTCTGCAGCACCAGCTACTTGAAACTGAGTTTGTCCTGATTGAAACGGTTGTACAGGCTGTGGACCTGAAAAACCTGTAGTCACTGGCGGTGGTGGAGTATATCCACCTGTTGTTGGCGGCGTATAGTTTGTGCCACCTTGCTGCATTTTAACCACACCGCCTTGAGCCATATTATACTCGTTATCCTCTTCAATGTCAAGATCATACATATCAAATGGCAAATTATCTGGCATTATAGCTTCTTCACTGTTGCCCATCTGCCCCATAGCTTCCATAGCTGCCAAGCCCATTTTGGCTTCTTGACGCATCATCATAAGTTTTTCAAGACCAATATAACGCACTACATCTGCAGGAAACACAAACTCGCCTTCACTTAGTTGTGCAGGAATGTCATCACGTACTTCTTCTTTGGTAGAGCCGGGTGGCACACTGTTACCAGATACAGGATCTACAGAACCGCCTTCTTCTGCAAGACCACCTTCATTGTAGCCAGAGGCTTTTGCAGCAGTTTTCATATCAAGAAAAGCATCGAAGAGAGCCATCATTTCTTGTCCAGTCATTATATCTTTTCCAATAGATTGGTTATAGTCATTCGCTATGGCGTTAAAATCAAACACTTCTCCAGTTTCGACTTTTCGTAAACCCATGCCACCTCTGTCAAAGCCACGTTCTACTGGCTCAAACATTTCCATTTGTTTTGCTACTCCACCCTTTTTCATGGATATTACCCCGCCTCTGTTTTTCATAAATTCTGGTTC